AGCAGGGAGATTTAAGAAATGGCTATTAATACAACCGCAATTCGCGACCTGCTCCGTCCGGGCTTGGCCGCAGTTTTCGGCGACTATCCCATGTATCCGGGGCAGTGGTCGGAAATCTTCGAGAAGCACACGTCCGATAAGGCCGTTGAAATCGAAGTCGAAGTCAAGCTCCTCGGCTTGGCGCAGATCAAGGCAGAAGGCGCCTCGACCGCTTACGGCGAAATGGGCCAGCGCTATGTAACGAACTACGTGAACCGTTACACCAGCATTGGTTTCATCATCACCCGTCAGGCGATCAAGGACAACCTGTACCAGTCGTCGTTCCCTCTTCAGGCGAAGGCTCTTCGTCAGTCGATGGAGCAGACCAAGGAAGTGCTCGGTGCCTCGGTGCTGAACAACGGCTTCTCGGCCAACTTCCCGATTGGCGATGGCCAGCCCCTGTTCTCGACGGCTCACCCCATCGAAAACGGCACGGTTGCCAACACCTTCTCGGTACAGGCCGACCTGAACGAAACGTCGCTTCAGGACGCCATCGTTGGCGTTCAGCGCTTCCGTGATGCTGCGGGTCTCCGCATCATGACCAAGCCAACGAAGCTCATCGTTCCGGCCGAACTGCAGTGGACGGCGACCCGCCTGCTCCAGTCGCAGTTCCGCGTCGACACGGCGAACAATGATATCAACGCGATTTACAACAACTCGGCGGTTCCGCAGGGTCATCGCGTCAACATGTTCCTGACCGACACGAACAGCTGGTTCCTGATGACCGACGCTCCGAACGGCTTCAAGTACTACGAGCGTGAAGCTCTCGAAACCGACGTCTACACGGACTTCGACACCGACAACCTCAAGGCGAAAGCTATTGAGCGTTATTCGTTCGGTTGCTCGAACTTCCGCGCAGGCTGGGGTTCGCAGGGCGCATCGTAAGGTTATTGGGGGGATGGTGGATTAACGTCACCGTCCCCCTAAAACGAAGGAAAGCACTATGGCGAAGACCAACTTCTCCGGCCCAGTCGTATCAGATAACGGTTTTCTGACCGGCAACGCCACGACCTCGCCGGGCATCTATTCGGGCGCTGGCGCTCCGACGATCTCGGCTGCTCAGGGTTCGCTTTATCTGCGTACCGATGGCAGCTCAACTTCGACCCGCGCGTATATCAATACGAACGGATCGACCACGTGGACGGCCATCACGACCGCTGCGTAAGCAAAAAAGGGACGCGGTTATATGCGTGCTAAAAAGGATTTCCAGCTCAAGGCTGAGCACAAAAATCCCAAAGGCGGCCTGAATGAAAAGGGCCGTGCTGCATATAACCGCGCCACCGGATCCAATCTGAAGCGCCCGCAGCCCGAAGGTGGCTCGCGTCGCGATAGCTTCTGCGCCCGAATGAAGGGCATGAAAAAGAAGCTGACATCTGCTAAGACTGCCAACGATCCGGATAGCCGGATCAACAAATCACTCAGAGCTTGGAACTGCTGACATGCGTGGAAAAAAGAACTGGATTGCCGAAGCCATTAAGAAGCCCGGCGCTCTCCGCAAGGAACTCGGTGCAAAGCCCGGCAAGCCCATCCCGGCTGGAAAGCTTGAGGCGGCCAGCAAGAAACCCGGTAAGCTTGGCCAGCGCGCCCGCTTCGCTATGACCTTGAAAGGCATGAAATAATGGTTGACGCAGTAACCTCTCAGACGCTGGTCGATAATCAGACGACCGCAGTCATGCTGTTCACGAACATCTCTGACGGCACTGGCGAGTCGCTGGTGACAAAAGTCAACGTGGCGAACCTTGCGCCTAACGCCCTCGGCCAAGCCTGCACGGGCGTCAGCGTTCAGAAGCTTCATACCTCCTGCCACGGCATGGAATTCCGCCTGTTCTGGGGTGCGTCTGCTAACGTCTTCTTCTTTGGAAGCGCGCAGAACAGCCAGTACTCATTTGACTTTGCCAACTTTGGCGGGATGCGCAACAACGCTGGGACTGGCAAGACTGGGAACATCCTGCTCAGTACCGCTGATCAGTCGAGCGGCGACACATACACTATCATCCTTGAGATGACCAAATACTACAACTGATAGGAGTCATCATGATCACTCGTGCATATCAGAATTCCAATAACGAGCGTCAGGAAGTCACCCTTTCCGCTGGTGAGTGGGAAGAGCTGACCGAAGAAGCCCTTCAGGAGCTGCTCGGTTTCAAGGCTGCTGCCCCCGCAAAGCCCGCCAAGGCTGCCAAGACCGCTAAGGCCGAAGAAGCCCCCGCTGTCGATACCCCAGCAGCTGCTGAGTAATGCGTGGGCGCAAGCAATCGCGTGTAAATGAGGCCGGGAACTATACGAAGCCCGGCCTGCGCGAACGCTTGTTCAAAAGCATTAAAGGCCGTGAGACACACGGCACAAAGGCTGGCCAGTGGTCCGCGCGCAAAGCACAGCTCCTTGCCAAGGAGTATAAGGCCAAGGGTGGCGGTTATGCCAATTAGGAAGCCTCAGCAGTCGCTCAAGGACTGGACCAAGCAGGACTGGGCGACCAAGTCTGGGAAGCCATCCAGCAAGACTGGGGAGCGCTACCTGCCGAAGGCCGCCATTAAATCGCTGACGTCGGCTGAATATGCTGCTACAAGCAAAGCCAAGCGCGAAGGCAAGAAGGCTGGCAAGCAGTTCGTTTCCCAGCCCAAGGCCATCGCCAAGAAAACGGCGAGGTTCAGATGACCACTTCGGGAACATATACGTTCGGCGATACAGAGCAGATCGACATCATCACCGAAGCGTATGAGCGCGTCGGCCGGAACCCTGCTACCCTGTCCTCCAATGACATCGACAGCGCGCGCCGTTCGATCAATTACATGTTCTCGGACTGGGCGAACAATGGCCCCAACCTGTGGGCCGTCGACCTTCAGTCAATAGTCCTGACCCCGGGCACGCTCTATTATGACCTTGAGCCGCGCACCGTATCGATCCTGCAGGTCTATACGCGCACCATGTCCGGGGCTCAGGCAACTGATCTGATGATGTCCCCAATCAGCCGCGCGGAATACGATGCAATCCCGAACAAGGCGCAGCTCGGTCAGCGTCCGTTCCAGTATTATTTCCAGCGCACGATCACGCCCCGCTTGTACATTTGGCAGGCCCCGCAGGACGCGGGCGTTACTCTGTTCTATCACCGGATGAAAATCCAAGAGGATGCCGGTGCATTCACCGACAGCATGGACGCGCCGAACCGCTGGATGGAAGCCATCGCCGCCGGTCTCGCTGCGAAGCTTTCGGTGAAGTTCGCACCTGATCGCCTTGAGTTCCTTCAGGGCCTTGCTGACGGCGCGTACACCCGCGCTGCGGCTGAGGATCGCGAAAAGGTTCCTCTGCGTATCACCATTGACCAGTGGGGGTACTGATGCAGTACGCATACGGCAAAGGTCGCAAGCATAGAACCCAGCCTAAGTTTGACGCCAAGTCGCCGCGCGGTCTTGCGATCTGCGATGGCTGTGGCTTCATGGTTCAGCACACACACCTTCGCGAGAAGAAGGATTATCGTGGCGGCAGCGTTCCTGTCGGCCTGAGTTTGCGCGTGTGCGCTTCGTGCGATGATGTCCCTCAGCCATATTATCGGCGCCTGTTGCTCAAGCCCGATCCTGTGCCTTTGAAGAACCCACGCCCTGACTCTCAGGACGCTCAGACGGATGCGCAGGAGGCTGCAGCTAACGCATACTCCATCTACCTCAATCAGCTATACGGACTCGGATAATGGCAAACGCAAAGATTACAGACCTTACAGCAGCCACTACTCCTCTTGCCGGCACTGAGCTTTTTGAAACGGTTCAGAGTAGCTTTAGCCGCAAGGTGGCAGCGTCTGATATCGCGGCGACGGCGACGAACGTCCGCACGGTTGCGACTGGCGGGACTGGCGCGGCAACGCTGACAGGCTACGTCAAGGGTAATGGCACGTCGGCGATGACGGCAAGTGCAACCATCCCTTTTGCTGATATTGCGGGCAGGGCTTACTGCATTGCCTACAACACGGCAGACGTAACCTTCACTGCGGACACTCCTCAGGTCATTGAGTTTGATACAGCGGGCCTTGAAGAGGGTATCACGGTTGAGAACGACGGCGGCGGCAATCCGACGCGGATCACCTTTGCAGCGGCTGGCACTTACGAGATTGCGGTCCACTGCCAGTTTGCGAATGCTGACAATTCAAATCACGTTGGGAATGTTTGGTTCCGCTTGAACGGCACCGACATTCCATATTCCGCTAGTAAGGTTAATGTCCCCAAGGCGACTGACGGCGGCACGACGTTCTTCCAAGTGCAGGGCATCCTTCAGGTGACCGCCGCGCAGTATGTTGAGGTCGTCTGCGCTGTGAGCAACGTCAACGTGACTTTGGATTATGAGGCCGCTCAGACATCGCCATATAATCACCCGTCAATTGCTTCGGCCTTGATCGTCGCTCAAAGGATCGCTTGATGATCGAACAACTCATCAGCCGCGTGTTCTACGCACGCAACCTCGCTCACTTCGCCCACTGGCGCGCGAAGGGTGAGGGCAGCTTCTCCAAACACATGGCTCTGGGTGAGTTCTATGATGGCGTGATCGACGCCATTGACCCGCTCGTTGAAGCGTATCAGGGGGCGTATGATCTGATTGGCACCATCCCGGTCCCGGCCGAAACGCCGACGGACCCGCTGAAGTGCCTTGAAGCCGACGCCCTGTGGATCGAGGAAAATCACGAAGGTATCTGTAAGGGTAACCGCGCAGTGGCCAACCTGATCGACACGCTGACGGCTGTGTACCTCTCTGCCATCTATAAGCTGAGGAACCTCAAGTGATGGACACCACCACCATCTTCACCATCCTTGGCTTTGTCATCACGGCCCTCAGCTTCATTGGAGCGCTGATCACGGTTTGGGTCAACCTCACCAACAAGCTGACACTCCTTGAGGCGCGTCTCGGCTTTGGTGATGAGAAGTTCAACGCCATCGACAAGAAGTTTGACGAGGTGATGTTGCACCTCCGCCGGATTGAGGACAAGCTAGACAATAAGGCAGATCGGTAATGAGTTTCTGGGATAGGTTTGAAAGCACGCGCGACGGCGTCGAGGACACCATCGAGTTCACGATCCGCATGGCCGTGGCCACGCTGTCTTGCGTAATACTCGTGGTCGTCGTCGCTATGGTTGTCGGTCTGTTCATGCCGCAAGATGTGGTGGACAGCGACAAGGTGTTTGAGATCATTGGACCTGCCTTCAACACAGTCGTTGGCGCGTTCGTCGGCCTGCTGGGCGGCTTGAGCCTCAACGCCAATGCGCGTGACAAGGAAGCGCCGCTCGAACTGGACACGCCTGAGCCGGAGCCTGAGCCAATTGCCCCGCGTCCAGTCGACACGCCAGTCGACACGCCAGTCGACACGCCAGTCGACACCCCAGTCGACACCCCAGTCGACACCCCAGTCGACGACGATGACGATGACGACATGGCCCCGTGGGAGAAGTACCGCAACGATCTGCGCTATGACGTGAATGGCGACGGCGTGGTTGACGAGGACGACTTCCCTGACTGGCGCAATCCGGCGGCGTAAATGGCTGGCAACCTCTCCACCGTTGAGATGATTGGCCAGCTCTGGCCTATTGTCCTTGCGTTTATCACTCTGACGATTATCCTCGCCAAGATGGACGTCCGTCTCGGCGTGGCTGAGGAGAAGATCAAAACGCTCTTTGAGCTTTGGAATAGCCGGAAGGACGACAAGTGAGCCTGATTAACTTTCAGAAAAAGATCGGAGTGACGGCAGATGGTGCGTTTGGTCCGGGAACTTTCAAGCGCGGTGCTGCTTACTATAAGCTATCACCAAATCGCGCTGCGCATTTTTTTGCTCAAACGGCGCATGAGTCGGGCGGCTTCAAGACGTTCTCAGAGAACCTGAATTACAGCGCCAAGGGTCTGCGGTCCACGTTTGGTAAGTATTTTAAGACCTATATGCAGGCGCAGATGTATGCGCGTCAGCCGCAGCGGATCGCCAATCGCGTCTATGCCAACCGTATGGGCAATGGCCCTGAGAGCTCTGGCGACGGGTGGAAATTTCGCGGACGCGGAGCCCTCCAATTAACTGGCAAGGAGACGTACCAAGCGTTCGCCAATTACATTGGCCGTCCAGACATCATGGATAACCCTGACATTGTCGCGACCGAACTGGCCTTTGAGAGCGCGCTGTGGTTCTTCGACAAGAACAAACTCTGGTCGATCTGCGACAAGGGCATCAACGACGCAGCCATCCTTGCGCTGACGAAGCGCATCAATGGTGGCACGCACGGCCTCGATGACCGTCGCATGAAGACAAAGAAATACGCCACTTGGGCGTGAGGAGATCAACATGAACCTGAAGAAAATTGCAGCCAAGGCTCTGAAGAAAAAAGCCGAAGGCGTCGTCGGCGAGAACCTACCAGTTCAGCCAACGCTGATGGTCAAGCTGATGAACGTCAAGGGCAAGCTTACGGTCGCCATCGCCGCCGTTGCAGCTTTGATTGCAGCCGTTACTGAATTGATGTAAGGCTCCCGCTATGGCCACCGCAATGACGTATACCAGTCTGCTCAATGACCTCCGGAACTATCTGGAGCGTGGAGCTACGTTGGCCACAGACCCCTCCGTTTACATTCAGCTTCCCAGTCTCGTAGGCTTGGCTGAGCGCCGTCTCGCCAGAGAGCTGAAGATCCAAGGTACGGTGACTGTCGTCAACTCCGTGATGACGGTAGGCGAGGCAACGTACCAGAAGCCTGACCGCTGGCGTGAGACTGTCAGCATCCGGGTTGGCACCGGCACCGGGTACAACACGACCCAAGAGGTGTTCCCGCGCGCTTATGAGTACATGCGCCAGTATTGGCCGAACCAGACGCTGACCGGCACGCCGCGCTTCTACGCCGACTATGACTATCAGCACTGGTTCTTCGCGCCGACGCCGTCTGCGCCGTTCCCGTATGAGCTGATCTATTACGAGCTTCCCCCTCTTCTCGGCGACGACGTTCAGACGAACTGGTTCACGGAATACGCACCTAACGCGCTGCTCTATGCATCGCTCATGGAGGCCGCGCCGTTCCTGAAGAACGAAGAAATTATCCCCATCTGGCAGGGTTTCTACGACCGTGCCGTCGCGGCGCTCAATGGCGAAGACATCCGCCAGATCGTGGACCGTGGCATCATCCGCAGGGAGGACTGATAAGTGCCCAGTTTCACATCTACCTTTGGCGGCACTGTCATCTATCCGGCGGACGTAAGCTATCGCGCCATCGCTCTGACGGCGAACACCACGCTCACATGGCCGACAGAGCTTGCCACCGACGCCAACGTCGTCGCGTCCATTATGGATGTCACGCCGTCTGTTGGCAGCCTCACGATCCGCATGCCCGACGCAACGCAGGCGAGTGTCGGCCAGACCGCGCTGTTCTTCAACGTCGGAGCCTCGTCGTTCACTGTCGCAGATAACAGCGGCAACACGATCCAGACGATTGCCGCTGGTGAAGCGTGGCAGATTTATCTGACGGGCAATTCGACCGTTAACGGTACATGGCGTCCGATCCAGTATGGCGTCGGGACATCGTCCGCCTCAGCAAGCGCGCTGGCCGGCGCCGGTCTCAAGGCGATCACGACGACGCTCAATCAGTCGGCGCCAACGACGCTGCTGTCTGCCGATTACACACTGACCTCCGTCGACCGTGCGCGCGTCCTTGTCTGGAACGGCGGCGCTGGCACGTTCACGATGCCGTCCGCTGCGGCCGCAGGAAATGACTGGTTCTTTGACGCCCGCAACTCTGGCTCAGGCGGTCTTACGATTGCTCCTTCCGGCGGCGAGCTCATCAACGGTCAGGCGTCTCTGGTATTCAATCCCGGCGACAGTGCGCGCGTCATCACGGACGGAAACAACTTCTACACCATCGGTTACGGGCAGAGCTCGACGTTCGCGTTCGACTATGTGTCAATCAGCCTGACTGGACAGCCCAGCCCGTACACGCTTTCGGGCACGAACCTGAACCGCATCGCCTATCAGTTCAGTGGCGTCCTGACCGCGAACATGGAGATCATCGTTCCGAACACGATCCAGCAATACTGGATCCGGAACACCACGACCGGCAGCTACACGCTGACTGTGAAGACAGCAGCAGGCACTGGTGTGTCTGTCGTCCAGAACGGCGCGGCGATCATGTACTGCGACGGCACGAACGTCGTCGAGGCCGACACCAACAACGTCAGTTCGCCAATCGCCATCTCACAGGGCGGCACGGGCGCGACAACGGCTGGCACGGCGCTGATCAATCTGGGCGGCACGTCGCTCGGCATCGGCCTGTTTACAGCCGTCAATGCAGCTGTGGCGCGCGCCTCGATTGGCGCTGCTGCCTCTGGCGCGAACAGCGATATCACGTCCTTGAACGCGCTGACGACGCCAATCAGCGTGTCGCAGGGTGGTACAGGCCAGACGACGTACACGAACGGGCAGCTGCTGATCGGCAACAGCACTGGCAATACGCTGACCAAGTCGACGCTGACGGCTGGCACCGGCATCAGCATCACGAACGGCACGGGCTCGATCACCATTGCAGGCACTGGCCCTGACACCTTCCCGGCCGTTGGTATTGCTTATTCGACTGGCACCGCGTGGGGCGCGTCGTACAGCACGACCGGCTCAGGCACGACACTCGCGCTTTCTGCCAACCCAGCACTGACTGGCGTTCCGACCGCGCCGACTGCGACCGCTGGGACGAACACCACGCAGCTTGCCACGACCGCTTTCGTCATCGGCACCGCGTTCTCGGCAGCCCTACCAAGTCAGACTGGGAACGCTGGTAAGTTTGTCACCACAGACGGATCGACCGCAAGCTGGTCGTTCATTGACCTCGCAAGCAACGTCACCGGCACGCTTCCTGTTGGCAGTGGCGGCACAGGCACGACGTCGCTGACGCTGAACAGCGTGTTGCTTGGCAACGGAACCAGCGCAGTGCAGACTGTGGCGCCGGGCACTGTCGGTAATATCCTGCAGTCTGATGGAACGACGTGGGTATCCGTCCCTGCTGGCCCATCTGGGGCCACGCTCAGCAACGATACGACGACGAACGCCACGCGCTACCCGATCTTCGCTGATGCGACGTCTGGCGCGGCTATCACGGTCTATACGAGCAGCCCGAATTATACGTTCAACCCGTTGACAGGCAATCTGTCGTCCAAAACCATGAACGCTACGAATAGCTTTTTCCTTAGCGACAGCACGCTAATTGAAAGCTATACAGTGACGGCAACGCAGAACGCCATGTCGATTGGCCCGCTTACGGTTCCTTCGGGCATGTCGGTCACGGTTTCATCAGGCGCTAGGTGGGTGGTGATCTAAGATGAGTACGATTACATCAGGCACAACCAGCGGTCAGGCCATTACGTTTAATGGCGACACGACTGGCAACCTTACCTTCACGGTCGATAACACGACTGTCGCATTCACGCTGAACACCAGCGGCGCTTTCGGCGTCGGCACGTCCCCAAGCTTCGGCACTGCGGGTCAGGTTCTTGTGTCTGGTGGCAGCGGCGCTGCTCCTACGTGGGGCGCTGCGGGCGCGGAGCCATTTGTATTATTCGTAAATGGCGGTAACACTATGCCCGGCGATCCGCAGTCGGCATTAGGCATCATCTAGGGAACGGCACATGGCTACTTCTGCTCAATACGCTTCAACACCAGTCTTCGGATCAGCAACGCTGACGACGGCTGACACGTCTCTCACGGCACCAACCACTGTCGGAACGATCCTGTCTGCTGGTGCATCTGGCACCCGCATCGATTACATCGACATTCAGGGTGTCGCCACGACGGTATCGGGTCTGATCAACCTCTTCGTCTATGACGGAACGAACTACATCCTGTGGCAGCAGGTTCCGGTGCAGGCCGTGACGAGCAGCACGACGGCTCCGGCATTCGCTGCGGCGCTGTCCAGCAACGGCAATGCGAACATCATGCCGCTGATAATCCCAACAGGCTATTCACTGTGCGCCACAACCTCAGTCGCTCAGACAGGTCTTCGGGTAACCGCATATGGAGGGAATTTTTAAATGAACCGTGGAACTTACGGCTTTCCGCTTCCGCCCAACTATGCGACCCGCTTGGCTCCGCCTCGGTGGACGCAGTTTCAGTTGATCACGACTACGACCTCTTCGTTTGTCGTGCCTGCAAATGTCTTTCAAATGGGCGTTGCCATTTTTGGCGGTGGCGGCAGTAGTGCGGCAAGCTTTGGTGGCGGCGGCGGTGGTGGATTTGCCTATGGCATTGTTGACGTAATTCCGGGGCAAGTTCTTCCGACGATTACCGTTGGCACTGCCGCTGGCACTTCGTCATTTGGCACCTTGCTAACCGCGACTGGTGGCACAACTGCAACAACCACCTCCGGAGGCGCTGGGGGTACCGGAACCGCTTCGGCTACTGTTCGCAATCCATTGACTGCCACTGGCGGTACAGGCGGAAACAGCGCGAATACTAATATCCTCGGAGGTGGCGGGGCTGCCGGATCATTCTACGGGAATGGCGGAAACGGCGGGACCGCCTCCACCACCACCGGCGCATCCGGCGGAGGCGGCGGATTTGGCGGCGGTAGTGGTGGAGACTCTGCATTAGACGGCGGTGGTGGCGGTGGAGGCGCGGGTTACGCAGGGGCGTCAGTTATTAATACATTGAACGGGGCTGGTGGCGGCGGAACTATGGGCCCCGGTCGGGCGGGCGGCAACGCTATTCCTGCTATTGGTGGCGCTGGATATGGAATCACCTCCTTGACGATGGGTGTGTCTGGTAGCTCAACCGCATATTTTAGCGCGGCCCCGGGCACTGGTTTTATTTCACCTGAAAGTCCATTTATTAAAATGGTTTATCAGGCGCTGGATGGAGCTGGCGGAATCGGCGGCGGATCCAGCACGGGGGCAAATATCACCTATTGTCTCGTGGCTGCAGATGGTAGCCAAGGTGGCGGTGGCGGTGGCTATAACGGAGCCCCCGCCGGTCCCGGCGGTCGTGCTGGCAATGGCGGCTTTGGCGGTGGCGGCGGCGGATGTGAAGAATTAGGCGGCTTTGGCGGCTTTGGCGGTGGCGGCGGTGGCGGCGGCAGCAGCAGTGGAACCGGCGGCTTTGGCGGCATAGGCGGTGGAGGAGCCGGTGGCAGCAAGTCCGGTGTAACCTCCGGCGGCGCTGGCGCTGTAGTTCTCTATTGGACTGAAGGATATTGATATGCGCAAGGCATGGATTGAAAACGACCGCATCCGGGACATCGCTCACTCAGAGCCGTTTGATATTTACCACCCCGACGTCGCAGTCTTCTACGACACGGAAGTGCCTGACGACGCTGTAAACGGCGATGGCTGGGTTGACGGCGTGCTGGTCAAGCCGGTGCCGGAAGTCGTCGACGTCGTCCCGATTGACGTAACACCCACGGAGTAACCCATATGGGCACGACCATCAGCGGCGATACTGGGATCACGTTTCCCGATGCGACCACGCAGTCGAAGGCTGTATCTCAGGCGACCCCGTTCGCTGTCACGGCATCGGCCACGACTGGCGCGCAGATCAACCTGCCAGAGGGCACCAACAACGGCGCAAATTTCGTCGCGCTGAAGGCTGCTGATACGCTGGCGGCTGACACGACGTTTACGCTGCCGGCAGCTGATGGGACTAGCGGGCAGGTATTGCAGACGAATGCGTCTGGGGTGCTGTCCTTTGGTAACGTGGCGGCTGCTAATGGTGGTACTGGATTAACTTCGCCGGGTACGGTGGGTAACGTCTTGACCAGTAATGGTACGGGATGGACATCTTCTGCTCCTGCTGGCGTCGCCAGCAGCTATACTGAATTTCTTTCCTCAGGGACATGGACAAAGCCGTCAGGAGTAACGTGGGTTTATGTTGAAGTCATTGGCGGCGGCGGCGGGGGGCGGTCTCATGCTTTTTTCCAAGCTACATGCACCGGAGGCGGTGGTGGAGAATTTACGTCTCAGTTAATGCTTGCTTCGACTCTTGGGGCAACTGTCACGGTAACAGTCGGGGCTGGCGGTGCAGGTGGGACCGTTGGGGGTGCGAATGGTTCGGCAGGAGGGGGATCTTCTTTCGGGTCATTTGCAACTGGTCGAGGCGGCCTCGGTGGAATCCAAAACAGCTCAGTGGTGCCGGGCCTCCCCGGCGCCTCAGGAAACGCAACAACCGGTAACGGACTTTTATTTACGCAAGCCGGGTTTGCGGGTTCCTCAAACGGCACCGGAGGAAATGCAATCTATGGTGGCGCTGGAGGTGGCGGAAGCAATGGAACAGCCACGAGAGCCGGTGGAACCTCAGTTTATGGCGGTTCTGGGGGGTCAGGGGTAGCGTCAGGAGCCGGAGGAGATGGCTCTGTCCCCGGTGGCGGTGGTGGTGCTGGAGGTGATACATCAAGCGCTGGCGGCGCAGGTGGCGCAGGCCGTGTTCGCGTCTGGGCTTGGTAAGGATATTGAATATGAACTTTGCCATTGTAGAGGACTGCGTTGTTGTTAACGTGGCAGTCTCAGATAGCCCTCTTGCAGATAATTGGATTGAGCTTCCTGACGGAGCTGGCATTGGCTGGTCTTATATCGACGGCGAGTTTGTGGATCTTCGACCAGATCCAGAGCCAACGCCTGTAGCCGCACCAACAAAAGAAGAACTCCTCGCCCAGCTTCAGGCGCTTCAGGCGCAGATTACCGCTCTCGGAGAATAACCCATGCCAACAACCATCAACGCAAGCAACACCACTGGCGGCGCGGTAGTCACTGGCGACGGCTCTGGCATTCTGGAGCTGCAGTCTGGCGGCGTGACGGCGCTGACGGCGAATGGCGCGAATGTTACGGTGGCTGGGACGTTGACGACCACCAGCGGTCTGGCATCACCCGTTACAGTTGCAGGCAACTCCACCGCTGGCGCTGAGATCCGGCTGCCGGAGGACACTGATAACGGTGCGAATTACGTTGCGCTCAAGGCTGCCAATAGCATCGCTTCGAATGTCACGTTTACGCTGCCTGCGGCTGATGGTTCATCAGGGCAGTTTCTGCGCACGGACGGCGCGGGCACGCTGACGTTTTCTAGCGTGTCACCCGGCGGAACGACGGGGCAGGTGCAGTATAATAACGCCGGTGCTTTCGGGGCTGTAGCTTCGGGCACAGCTGGGCAGGTGCTTACGTCTGGTGGAGCTGGGGTGGCGCCTTCGTTCGCCACGCCGAACTTTGTGCCCGGGGCCTTTGGCCAGTTCTCGGTTGCTGGGCCAAGCAACATTTCAAATGTGTTTTATGCCGCATCTCCAGCAGATATGTTGTCGGCCGGCGGTTTCGCAGGAGCTGTATTCCCGGCTTACAACACCACCGCCACAAATTCGATTACGCCACTTTCAACTTTTTATTCTTCGTATTACGGATGCTGGTTCTGCGCCGGATATGAGCAGGTCTCAACTCTTCAATACGGTGTTTACTCATCTAAAAATGGGCTTAACTGGTCGCTGGCGTTGATTAATTTTAGAGGTAAAGCTGGAGCCGGTTCAACGGAATTTATTGAAAGAATTGCCGTAGATGACAGTAATGGCGCTCTTGTAGTTTCCACCTTTGATAATAGTAACCTTCTAATTGGGCTATATGTAAGCGCCGGAACAAACTGGAGTAGCTTTACAAGATCGACGATTGGTTTTTCTGGCAGTGGCTCTACTAGCGATCTGTTTTATATTGACACAGGAACCGTGGGCACGTCGGCTACGGTTGCTATTGTTAATATAGATGGTGTCGTATCATTAAGAACATGCTCTGGTGGCGCCACCTCATGGACGACGCGCATCGCCTCTGGAGTTGGAACATCTATAATTCAGTACAATAGAGCTGCTGGAATGGCTTTTACAACAACCTCTTCCAGCACCGTGACTTACTTTACAAATAATAATGCCCAAACTGGCTGGACTAATAACACCTCAGCCGGTGTGACATTTAACCAAAACGCCTATGCAATTTCAAACGGGGTTATGGTGATGAGTACGGCCACTGACAGCCTTGCTTATTCCACAACTGGAAGCGGGTCTTGGACCACTGTGGCCAGCTATGCTGGAGGAAATACGGTATACAGCCTTATCCATAACGGAAGTGCGTGGATTGCGCTAACTTCTGGTGGGCTTTATTATAATACCAGCACGCTACCGACAGGCGCTTGGACTCGTGCGGCAGCTAGTGGGGCCATTAGAACGACCAATTACTACATGCGCCAACGCTACATCTAAGGCCAGCTAAATGCTCATACCTATCAACGTAAGATCAGAGGCCGGCATCAAGCGCGACGGCACGAAGTTCGAGGGGAACTTCTACGTTGACGGACAATGGGTTCGTTTTCAGCGCGGGCTGCCGCGTAAGATCGGCGGGTATCGGCAGATCACGAACTACGTCGAGGGCGTGGTTAATCAGTTCCACCTTCAGGCCCTGAACAACTTCACCTATACCCACATGGGCTATGGCGAAGGCCTGCAGCGCATGACGATTGATGGCTCTGGCAATACCAGTTCTGTCACGGATCGCACTCCCACGACGTACACGGGCGGTGATAATTTCATGTGGCAGTTCGATGCCATGTTCGATGGCGCTGGCAGCTCGACAGTTCTTCTGGCGCAGGCGACGGATGCCGCGCTCGATATCTCTACCGGCACGAACTATCCTGCGTACATTGGTGACATTTACGACACGGCGCGCCTTACGGAAATCCCAACAGCGGGCGTCTGTGGCGGCATTGTGGTTCTGCACCCGTACCTGTTCATGTTCTGCAAGAATGGTTTCATTAAATGGTCGGACGCCAACGACCCGACGAACTTCACTTCCGGGGATGCTGGCGATGCGTTCATCGCGTCCTCAAAGATCGTGCGCGGCCTGCCGCTTCGTGGCGGTGGCCAGAACCCTGCTGGCCTGCTGTGGACGCTCGATAGTCTGATCCGCGTCTATTACACGGGCGGCACGGATGTGTTCGCCTTCGACACGATCAGCTCCTCGTCGTCCATCATCGCGTCCAACAGCGTGATCGAGTATGACGGCATCTACTTCTGGGTCGGCGACGGTCGCTTCATGATGTACAACGGCGTCGTCCGCGAAGTGCCGAACAACATGAACATCAACTATTTCTTCGACGGCCTGAACCGCCCGTATGCGAATAAAATCTTCGCGTACAAGGTGCCGCGCTTCGGGGAAATCTGGTGGTGCTATCCGCGTGGAAATGCGACGGAATGCACACATGCGGTGATCTTCAACTTCCGTGAGCAGACGTGGTATGACACAGAGCTGCCGAACAATGGCCGCTCCGCAGGCATCTATGCTGGCAGTCTGAACCGTCCGATCCTTGCGGGCATCAGCCCTATCAGCCCGGGTGTTGCCGACATCCGCATCACGGAAGCCAGCGACACGCGCATCACCGAGAGCGACGCCACCCGCGTCGTCAGCAATGGGCCCGACCGCTATCGTATCTGGCAGCATGAGTTTGGCGTTGATGAGATCGACGGCTCCTCGCTCAACGCGGTTGAGAGCTATTTCGAGACTGGCGATATCGCGCTGATCACCTTCGACCCGCCGAAGAACAAGGCGATCCACATTGAGATGATCGAGCCTGACTTCGTGCAGCAGGGCGACATGACGGTCCAGATCACAGGCCGGATCAACGCCCGCGCGCCTGAGGTCAGTGGACCAATCCACACCTTCCCGGCTGTGGCCACAGAGAAGTACGATCAGCAGGTGTTCTTCAAGGAGCAGCGCCGCGAAATGCGGTTCAGGTTCTCTTCAAACACGGTTGGCGGGGACTACCAGATGGGCCAAGTCATCGCTCACATTGAGGCTGGCGACGGCAGGTATCAGAGTTAATGGCGAAGATTGTCACAACCACGATTGACCCGCGCATTGTCGACAATGTGGTGAAGTGGGCGGACTATATGTTCCCGTCAATCGAGGACTTCGGTGTGGCAGTGCGCCTCATGGACGAAAGAGATTGGAAAAACTGGGCTTCTGGTTTATCAACCATTGCGTCACTTGCGGCTCTTGGAGTCCCGAATGCTTACCAGTTCGATGACTGGCGCGAATGGGCCATGCGCTTCAATGACGTGATTAATCAGGGGTCTTAGGGATGGCGGCTATTTCAGGAATTGGCGGCGAACGCTACTGGGTCCACATCCCCGCAACCAAGCCTCGCGCCTATAAGACCGGCGGTCTGGTTGCCGCAGCCAAGGCAGCCAAGGGTTCGCCGATGGCGAATGAGCTTGGCGACAGCGAACTGGTTCACGTCAACAAGTATGAAATGGAACAGCTCCGCGAGATGTGGGGCGAACCAGCAATCAATCCTGAGACTGGGCTGCCAGCATATGGCCTGTTCAAGACGCTCGGCAAGATCGCCAAG